ATAACAGGTTCGGTCTGTTGGAACTCGGGATTCTGTAAAGTCTCCTGGATAAATGGATTTGTGCGAGGATCTTCGGGAGCGGTGAATGCCTGAAAGTTTGCCACTTCTTCTTGCCCCGCTTCGTTTAATTCTCCAGTCGGGGCAGAAGAGAAATATTCGCCTAAGAAATCGCCTTTTGCTTGCTTCAACTCATCCGCTGTTTCTTGGCTTCGGTCAAGCTGGTCAATTTTACGATTAAACAATTCTGTCTCTTGTTGTGCTTTTCTCTGCTGTGCCGCCATTGCGGCAAAGCCCTTAACCATTTCAAAGCCCTTCGGATCTTTTGCAATAGCGTTAGACCCTTGATCTACCGCTTCCTCAAAAGTCATCGAATCGTCACCCTGTATTCCAAACTGAGCCGCTATCTCGGGGCTGTTTATTAAAGCTCTTTTAATGAATGAAGCAGTCTGTTTCTGTTCCTCCTTCTTCTTTTTCCCCTCGGCATACTTCTCAATCGAATCCCCGGCAATCTTGCCGAGGTTTGCAAACATCTGACCATACAAACGCCCAGGGGCGGTTGCGGCATTCATGTCCATTCGGGCTATTTGTGGTCCCGGGCCTCGTCCGTAAAAAGGTTGTCTTGCCATAATGTTATCTCCCTATTTGTTAAACAAACCGCCCGCAGAAAATCCACCTGTGAATGCACCTCCAGCGGCTGAACCAAGTCCACTAAGTAATCCCGAAGTCATGCCCGCTCGATTAGATGCAGTTGCAGTTCGTGCGTCCATTTGACCTTGGTAGTTTTGCGTTGCAATATTGCCAGCGTAATTACTTTCGGGGTTAAATATTCCGGGGCTTGAATTAAGTGCGAATCCGGCAGAACCAAATTGTTGCATTGCTTGGCCTGGCGTGGATGCCGCCCTACCCGTTAATGCAAATAGTGGATCGGTTGCATTCATTGCGTATGCCGCTGATGCATTCTGTAATCGTTGTTGCTTGACCCCACGATTTGCGGAGAGTCTTTGGCTTACCATGTCTGCGAAAGTTGAACCCTGTCCTTCCATTCCTCGGTCTGCCGCACCACTTAGAATTTGTTGGTCGAGATCCCGTTGCTCTGTCTCGGTAAGTCCCATGCCAGCGGCCATGTCCTCTGCCGCACTATCCATGATTCCTTGTCGAAGCGAGTCGGCAAGTGGATCGATATCTCGTTGTGCTTGTAAAAGTTGTGGCCCGTATTCTTGAAGGATGTCAATGTCACCTTTTACAGTTGCCGCTTTTTGGCGAGCCATTGAGGGGGCAAAATCTTCCTCGTATGCTTGAAGTAATCCTTTACTCGGATCGATGCCCATCTGCTCTAACTGCATTTGCCTTTCGAGGTCAGCATATTGTGGGCGATACTGTGACTCGGATGCAAAGAGTTGTGGTGCTAGTTCGATCTGCGCCTCCAAAGTATCGCGAGTTTCTGCTCCATAATCACGAGGTGGTGGTGCAGATACATCGCCTTTTTTGAAACTTGGAACTCCACCAGCCGCTGGCTTTCCTGACCCTCCCATTTCCTTGAGCATCAATGCTTCCATTGGGTTAATGAAGGCGAGTTGCTCACCTTCGGGTGCTTGTGCGTTTAACTGCTTGGCGGCTTGTTTTAAAGGATCACTTTTCATAACTAACTTTTTTATACATGTTGTCCCAAGAATAGGTTCGTATGCTTGTTTCTCCGTTTGGAGTAATTCTTCTAAATTTTAAAAATGGTAATGGTGCTAATTGTTCCATCATTTCCTTAATGCACCCCTGTCCGGCAACCCATCTGATATACCAGGTATCAGGAGTCTTGCAGAACCATTGGTCGCTTGCATCCTTCGATCCATCAATCGCTTTGCACATCATAAAATAACTTGGGTTTGAGCATACCATTCCACCAATCATGTAGTTGTGAAGCTCCTTGAAGAATGGGGCTTTGTCCTCATAGAGAGCAACTATCTGCTGGTAAGGGGCATACCCTTTCAGCTTTGTGAGCAATTCTGTTTTTAGGTTTCCCATTAAAGTGCGGTGATTATGAAGGCGAGTAGCTCTTCGTATCTAATTCCCAATTGAGTCACTTCTTCTCCTGTATCCTCATCAGTCCATGTGTCAGAGCAGAACAATCCATACTCATGTGCATCTAGTCCTTCAGCAGAGAAAGCATCTCTTACATCCTGTGCAATGACTCCGATATGTTTTCTTGTGCCACCTTTAAATTTGAATTTCTTAACTAATCCTTTACATGCTTGTGCGACTCTAAGTTCTGCATCAGATAAGTCTTGTATTTCTTCTTTTAGGTTTCTATCAGAAGTGTTAATACTTCCTGTTCCAGCGTACACTACTGACCAGCGATTAGATGAAATTCCTAAAGTTGTTTTGTTGTCGGATACGGCATAATACGCTCCTGTTTCACTACCTGGGCCTCCGTTTGAGTTTCGTAAAACTACCCCAACTCCATCTCCTGTTCCAAAAGCAGTTTGTAGCGTATTATTAGTTGCATTCAAATCAATGTTGCAGTTTTGGGTGTAACTCGATCCACCAGACGCTTGAGCAACTAATTGCAAGATTGCACTAGTTGCCGAAGTATTGGTACTCCGAATAAATAGGGCTGAACTTGTGGCGGCAGTCTCAAAGTTTGCAATGTTGGCAGTTGGAGAATTAACATTTAATTTAAATATGCTTCCCGGCGCACCACCAATACCTATCGCATCATTGGTCGCATCGCAGACTAATAAATTTGTATCCGTATCTCCTTCCACTCGAAAATCTACATCTGCACCAGCCTCATTGATCACTACTTTTTTCTGTGTCGATGTATCGTCCACTAGGAATTGCGTATCAGTATCGCTTATTTTAGCAGAGGTGATGGCATTATCTGCAATCTTAGCAGAAGTTACTGCACTAGAAGCAATCTCGGCTGAAGTTACTGCATCAGAAGCAATCTGTGAGCTTGTAATTGAGTTGGTTGCCAAAGAGTCTGCATTAACTGCTCCAGCGGCAAGTTTAGCATTTGTTATTCCTCCGTCCTTTACCTCAAGGTAACCGCTTCCATGTACTTGTAAAGTGGTGTTGTCTGTTGTGCCACTTCCTCCAGCAACAAAGTTAGCAGAATCTACTAATGCATTAAGATCGTTTGCAGTTACTGACTGTCCGCTTGAAAAGGTTGTTCCCTTTGATAAAATTGCCATGATATTATATTGTTGAAGTTTGTGATCGGTCTGCCAATCGGGCATCAATTTTAACCGCTCTTACAAATGGTCTACCCTGTGATGGCGTGATTGTTGCCGAACATCCATACCCACGAAGTCTAACGGATGTACGAATTGATGCATCCTCGCCAGCCGGGAGATTGCCATTAAAAGTTCCGGCAATCGTTGTGCCTGTCCGACTCGCATCGGGGTCGGATGAATTAAAATCGATTGATGCGTTAGATGTAGAATCTGCCTCGGACTTCACATGGATTTCACTTCGGGCAAAGACCTTCCTGTCAATTGCTTCCATGTCATACTCGCGAGTTGTAAGCTTGGAAATAACATCTTTTGTTTGCGATGCTGTTCCAGCTTGTGCGCTCACTTGATCGCCCCCATCAAAGCCTTCTACCTTATGTACCCCACCCTCAGATGTCGTTATGTAAAGTGCGTTTTCTGCTCCTTCACGGGCAACTAGCATGTCGCGGACATTAAATCCTGTTGAATCCACTGAATCGATTGATTCCCACCCTTGATTCAAGGTATTGTAAACTAGGATTATATTATTCTCTGTCGATCCATCAATCGGGATGGCGAGATAATAACGCTGGTTGAAGAAAGCGCCTGTTGCTTTATCTACATAGTCTTGATTAATTCTATCGATGTAGGGTTGGATTGCTTCTGAAAGTGGCACTTCTAAGCCTCGCAAGTTGTACTGATCAAGGAACTCCAAACCATAAACGCCTTGGTCGGATAAAAAGAATATCTTGTTGGCGATTTGAACAATTGAGCGTCTTGCTGAGCATCCTACTTCGGGAGTAATTACATTGACTTGCACATCTGCCAAGCTACCTGACACTCCTGTTACCTGGTGAATACTTCGTCTTGCAAATACCACCAAGGTGTTTTCGGTAAAAGGTTCAAGTCCTACTATGTAATCTGCTGACCCACCTGTTATTTTTAACTGCCCACCAATCGCGTCAAAGGTATCAGAATCTAAAATGTCACTGGCAATTATCTCATCATTATTCGACCTCTTTTGTGGCGATCCAGCAGAGTCATAAAAGTAGGGCATCCATAATCTGCGTTGATTAATTACCGCAAAGGGAGTGGCTGGCTGATGAACAAAATAACTAATTGCTTGAGGCTTAGAAAGTACGAGACTGACATTTTGTCCTAGACTTACATTCTCAACATCGAGGTTAAACTTGAAATTATCTGCATCGGTTACCTCGCTTACTTTGACTGACTGTTTCGCAAATAAATCTAGTGGTGCAGATCCTTTGATAATTTCTAGGTCATCCCCTTGGTCAAGGCCGTGGCCTGTTTCTGATACTGCAACCTCACCATCTACTGCCGAAATAGCAGTATCTACTATATAAGATGCTACTGTGTAGTCACCCGATGGTACTAATGAAAAGTCGTTGAAGTGCTGGGCAGAAGCACCACTTGTTATATAAGTTGCTGTGCCTGAAACCTCGGAAGTAACTGTAAATTGATCTACAGATGGGCGAGTAATTACTTTATATACTGTGTTTGG